TTCTCCTTATTTTTCTCTTCCCAATGTTCGAGAGCTTTCTTTTTGTAGTACAGTAGCTCCGCTCTCGTAAGTCCGCTTACAAATCTAACTCCGTTTATTCGAACGACGTAGCAATAACCGTCGTCTCCTCCCTCTTGCTTAGCCGTTATTTTAGGCTTTCGTTTAGCGTTCATCCGTTCGTTTCCCTCGTTAAGGTGTTTCGATAAGCTCTTGAAATTCTTCGTACAAAATAGACTCTACGCAATCTCCTCTCGAAGCTTTGAACGTAGAGCTTCCGGTAACGTTATCGGGATGAAGAGAGCGAAGTTGCTTTAACGGCATATCGCTAAGCTCTCCCGCTCTCGCTAGCATTCCTTCTAGGGCCATTCGTAAGGTTAGAACTCTTCCTAGTTCTACTCCGCTTTCTTCGCTACTCATTTTCGTCTCCTTCGTTAAGTTTAGCTTCTAGCCGCTACTAAAGCGGCTTCTAAAGAACCGTAACCTACGTCACCACTTTTAGCCCCGTTAGGAGCGGTTCTTATCCAATTCCAACCGAACTTACCTAAATAGACACAGATAGTCCCGTTGTCGTAGTAGAACTTGTTTTTAGAAGTTTTAGGAGTATAAGTCATTTTTCGGTTCCTTCGTTTAACGGCTTACGATTTCTTGACCTAGATTACCTACCCAATTACCGTCTTCGTCTAGCTCTACGGCTTTTGAAATTCTAAAAGTTTCTTCTTCGTTAGAGAAAGGAGGAAACTCAGCGTCACAAGCGGCCCAAAACTCTTTTGATCCGATAGGATGGTTAGTATAAATTGTCCAACCGTTTTCTACGTCGGTTTTATCGTCCGCTATCCAAAATTTAGGCATCGTTCGGTTCCTTCGTTTTCGCTAACTTCGTCTCAACCCTTAAGAGTATCGACTAAGAGTTGAAGAAAGTAAAGAGGTATTTCGAAAAATTATTCAAAATCTTCGTTTTCGTAGCAAACATCGCTAGCATCAAGCCAAGACTTCGTACCGTCTTCCCAAACAATAAGACAATCAATTCCTACTCCGAAGCTACCCGCTGGTGGGTCTTTAGCTTCTACAATCATTCCTCTTACTTCCGTTTCGCAATTTACTACTCGTTGACCGATAAGTTCGCTAGCTTTCATTTTCGTTTCCTTCGTTAAGCTTTAGGTACTTCAACAATTCTAACCCATTTACCCTTTTTCTTAGCCGTAGCTAGTTCTTTAAGCTCTTTAGAAATCTCTCGCCAAAGCTTACGGAAACTTTCTAAGTCTTGCTCGTAACGAGTATAACTATAGCTGATTCGATAAGGCTTACCTTCAGCAACTTTAGCTTCCGTCTTAGCCATTTCTTCGGCCATTACGAGCTTGCAAAAGTTTCCTCTCTCTTCGATTTCTTTTAGGTGATTCTCTTTAGCTCTTACTTCCTTCGCTAGAACTTCTTCACCCGTGATCCAATAAACGACTCCAGAACCGTCGCATTGGTAACAAAGACCGGGAACCCCTAAGTGAGCTACGTGACTTCCGGTAAGACCTTTACCGTTACAGCGGGGACAAGTTTTACTTTTTCGCTCGCACATCATTCGGTTCCTTCGTTTTTGTATTATTGAATCTAACCCGGTACAGATTCACCAATTACGTCGGACAAGGGATAGTAAACATTCCCTTCTAATTCAATCATCAACGTTCCCATCGGATGCTGTATAAAGTAATTGTTTTCAACTACCCTAACAACGTATACTTCGATAATCTTAGAAGGATGAACTACTCCGTCTATTAGATTCGTCCAAGAGGGTATGCGAAGCAACACGAAGTTTTTAGCGTACTCGTGCTTAACCGACTTCATCTTATTAGATTTCTTCTTATTAGCCATTTTCGTTTCCTTCGTTTCGTTTTCTCTTCCCTACAACTACAAATATCGTCGATTGCCGTTAAAAAGTAAATACCTTCTTGAAGAATTTTTCTAACTTTTTGAAAATTACAAAAATTCTCCAAGAAGAGTTGGAAAACTTTTTCTTAGGTTCCCGCTGTATCTATTCCCCCGATAAAGACCGCTTTAGAGAGCTTCTTTACTCCTTCTCCGTTGACGCTATAACCAACGTTACTCTCTAAGTCTACTTCTTCCGCTAGAACTTCCGCTGCTTCGTTAGAGAGCCAGCTACGCCATCCTAAAATGATAGCCGCTAGTTTCTCCTCTATCGGTCTACCGTCTAGTACTAAATCGTTGAGAACGTCCAACACGGGTTGGACTGATTGTTTCCTGAAGAAAAGACTCTTCCAATAGTCTAGGGCCACTTCCTCGTAAGAGAAGTCAAGCCGCTCTTCCGTAGGTAGAACGGTCTCGTGATATCCTTCTCCGTCTTTAATATTTTCCGTAGCCGTAGAAGCCATTAAGTAGAGAAGCGCAGCCGAATAGCCGGGGCTTAGCGGTAACTCTTTTCCACACTCTTCCGCCCAATTAAAAGTCGTCTCTAAGTAAGTCGCTAAACGAGGGTGCCGTTCAAGAAAGTCTAAACTTTCAGCGTGAGTACGCTTAGTTGAAAACGCATTAACGTTAGCTCCCGTTCGGAACCAAAGCATTGAGATAGCGTGACCCGCTGCTTTACAAATATTCTTCTTTACCTTCTTATTCGAGTTAGGGAAGAGATTAGCAGCGTAGAAAGCGTCAGCCATCGTTCGGGAGGTTCCCGTATTGATAGTGTTAATACGTTTAATCTCTTCCGGTATACCTGCAATTAAGACAACGTCAATCGTTGGAGGAGTCTCCCACTTCCAGTACTTAACCTTATCCGCTTCCCAAAGTTGCTTAGCAAATTCGAGAGCGATTAAACGGTGCTGACCGTCTAGTACAGCGGCTTTATTTCCTAACAAGATAGGTTCGCCATTAAACTCGAATTGACGGTCAAGTATCTCGTGAGCGTAGCGAATAGCTTTTGGCCGCTTAAAAGGACGTTGATGGTTAAGTCTAGTGCACTTAACCGTTACTCCGTTCATATCGGTAAAGTCGAAGTCTACGAAGTTTCCTTTTTCATCCGGCACCGTCCACCCTAAAAGAGCTTTAGCGGCATCGGAATCTAGCGGGTTAGCTAAGACGTTAGCCGGGAGTAGTCGCTTGTCTCCGACGAAAAGAGCGACTTCTACGTGGCTGTACGTTACTTCTTCTTCTTCTTTCTTCTCCTCCTTTCTTTCAGGAAGCTTCTTAGCGATAGCTTTAGGAGGAGCTTTCGAAGGAAGAGCTTTCGAACTAGGAGCTACTTTCGAAGGAGTAGCTTTACTTGGAGATAATTTTGCCACCGTAACGTTCCTTACTTAATTTTGAAAGTTGTACTAATAATACTCGATTGAAAAGCGGCTTGAATCGTTTCTTTGTTTCCTTCCGCTCTAGCTTTACGTTCTTTTCGCTCTCTTATTTCGATTTCGAAAAGTTCGTTGTCCGTAGGTTCTTCTACTCGTAGCTTATCTAAATCGCTACAAGGTATACCATCGCAACCGCCATCTAAAATTACTGGACGACCACGGAACCAGAGGTCATTTACGGAAATGACTTTAACCATAAAAAACTCCATTTCTTTTGAGAAAAGTTATCGACTAATAAGCTTATTTATATCGGACAAGTTATTTGAAAGTAAAGAGATATTTTCGAAAAATTTTTACCCACGAAATTTCGGGTATACTACGAAGTTAGGTAATGGAGCGCAGCAATCGCACGTAGCGTTACCTACTAAAGCGGCTACTACGGGGCACCTATCTAAGCCGCAACCTAGAGCAAGGGAAAGAGGTTGATAGTGGAGGGTAGATTTCCTCCATAAAGCAGTTCCCAGTCTCCGATAACTACATTGAGGAGATAGGTTGAATAACCTTCGCTACCCTGACTTGAATTCTTTTTAGAATCAATTCAGTATAGGCGACGTTTCAAGCGTAAGGTTGAATAACTTAAGTAACTCTAGTTAACTTATAATAACTCAAGTTACTATCTTCAATAAGTAATCTTAGTAGTTACTTTCTCTTCTCTCTTAGTCTCTATATTAGAGTTATGGGTAACTATTTCTACGTATGTAAAGGAGAGTACTTTGGCTAAGAGAGGTAAGAAGAGAATCTATCCTTGGGAAAGGTGGGTAAGAAGTCGTAAAGAAGTTACGATCAAGAAAGGAGTAGACTATACGTGTAGTAGTAAAAGCATAGTTGTTATGCTTCGTAAATGGGCTAGAGAATACAAACGAAGTATCTCTACTCAGATTACTTTTATGAGCTATCCCGATCATAGCGTAGAAGTAATAAAGTTCAAAACTAAACCTAAAGAGAAAAGATATACCCATGCCAAAAATAGACGTACCAAGCGGTAGCCTTTTGACGGTTATCGGTATTGATCCAGGAACTAGCGGAGGAGTTTGCGTGATAGACAAATATCATAACGTTGTTAAACTCTATAAGCTCTCTAGCTCCGTTAGTGACGTTTGGTTATCTATCAAAGAAGCTTATCAAGAAGCTACCCACGCAGCTAAAGGTGGGCCTATTCGAGTAGGGATAGAAGAAGTTCACGCAATGCCTACCGTTATGAAAGGTAAAGTAGTTAGAGGAGCTACTTCAACTTTTAACTTCGGCTTGTACTTTGGTTACGCTCTAGCGTCTTGCGTAGCGTTAGAAGCTCCTTTTGAAAGAATACCTCCTAAGACTTGGCAAAAAGCCGTTAGAATGTCTCGTAAAGAGAATGAGACTACGAACCAGTGGAAGGGTAGACTATTAGAGAGAGCAAAAGAGCTTTACCCTAAAGTTGACCTTTGGTCTCAACAAAGAACGAAAGGAACTCAACTTCAAGTAGCGGACGCTCTTTTGATCGCTCATAGTCTTAAGCTAATGTACGAGGGAACCTAGATGGGTTATTCTAAAACTGATCCAGCGATAACGGCTTACTCGACTAAAAAGGTAGACATAGTTGAGTTATTAGATTCTCTAACGGATCAACAACGAAAAGCAATTGGAGAAGTTATTAGAGAAGCTAGAGTAGAGGGAAGTTACGGATGCTCCTCTGAAAGGGAAGAGAGTTTTTGGATAGAAGATACTACCACTACCCTTAACTGCTTAGCTGATTGTTTCGATAAGTATGATCCTGAATCAGTTTTAGATTGGAGAATATAAATGCCGAAGATAGACCACCCAGAACGAATAAATTGGACTACCCATCAAGCTAACTGGAAAGATTGTAAAGCTTGTAACCTTTGTAAAGGACGTTCGAAAGTTCTCCTTCTACGTGGTTCGATACCGGCTGACGTTCTTTTTATAGGCGAAGCTCCCCGTATAGAAGATGACGTGCTTAAACATCCATATAGCGGTACTATAGGAGCTTACACTAATCAAATATGGGAAGAAGCTAAAGCGGAAGCTTTTAGACTCCTAAAGAAGCCTATAATGACTACTTACGCTTATACCTACTTAGTCTCTTGCGTTCCTAGAGAAGACGGTAAGTGGCGTAAGGTAACGATTGACGAAAAAGTAGCTTGTTATAATAGGTTACGAGAAACAATAGTTCTTACTCAACCTACGGCTATCGTCTTTCACGGTAAGACGGTTAGAAAAGATTTTGACGCTATCTCGAAAGACTTTAACTTCAGTCTTGAGTACGCTAACTATCCAGCTAGGCAACAACTCTTATCCGCTACGATAAACGAACCAAGCCTTATTACTTCCGCTCCAATAGAGGTAAGAGGAATCTTACATCAGGAAGCCGTAGTCAGTGTTAGAGACGTTATAGTGGACGTTATTCAACTTCCTTTTTAGAAACAAAAATGATTAAAAATTATTTGAAAGACCTTATAATTGTAATAGTTTGTATTGTAATGTTAGTAACCTTAGTTATAGGATTACTTTACAAAATTTCTACAGACATTAATGAAGAAGCCTCTCACTACGTAGTTACTACTAGCGATGGAAAGATACTTCATCAAGATGTAAAAATATACGTTGGAGCTAGGTCAGAAGTTCTCTACGTAACTGACGAAGAAGGAAACGAATTTACTTATCCTTCAAATTGGAAAGCTTACAAACGAGTTAAAAGAGAGATTAGATAGTGTCTAACAACTTTCCTAAAAAGCTTTTTGAGTACATTCTACTACTAGGCTTTCTTCATTGGTTAGGGCTTATTGTAGGAGCTTTAGCCGGTTTTATTTACGACCTTATTTACGGTTAAGGATACTTATGCAACCTATCGCTACTGCTCCTAAAGACGGTACAGTCATTTTAACTGACGAGGGTATTGTTTGTTATAAAAAGGCTGCTGGATACAGTTGGCAAACTTTATTCGAAGGTTGGGTTAATTACGAAACTTGCGGTCACCCTATAACCGTAGGATACGATAATGACTACAAAGTAGCAGAACCTACTATGTGGATGCCCTTACCAGAGTTTAAGATTGACGAAGGTATTACCAAGGAAAATATTCGCTCTCTAGGCTTTCTTCCAGACGAAGAAGAAATGGAGTTTTCTTACCATATTTGGGATCAAGAAGGTCCAGAAAATTTTAATTTCGAAACTTACGATAAAGAACCTTTGTTTGAGCTAGTTTGGTTAGTTGAAGAAAATAAAGTTTTCTTAGAAGTAAGCTTAGGATTAAAAACTCTTCAAGCTATCGTTCTTCCTACTTTAACTTTTCAAGAGTTAAAGACTCTCGTACAAATTTTATCTTCTAAAGCTTCTTAAGGAACTTGTCGTGGCTAAGCTTCTTCCCTCTAAAAAGTCCGTTCTTCCTCCTAGTATCGCTAAGCTAAGAATGGAAGCTCCTACTATCTTTTGGAAAGGACCAATTGAACAAGGAGTAACGCAGTCAATTGTAGGAGACTACGTAACTTGCGGAGAACGTTGTAGAATTAAGAAGGTACTAGGCTTAGATAAGCCGGAAGAGTTTAACAAGAACTTAGACTATGGTAATATGTGGCATACTTGCGAAGAGTATTACTACAAGAAACTAGATTGGAAAGAAGCTCTTAAGAAAGTTACGACTATTTACTGTAGAGACTACCCTAGTCAACAAGAAGATATTTACAAGTGGTATAGAGCTTGCGAGCTTCAATATGAAGTCTATCTTAAGTATTGGAAGAAGCACGAGCACGAGAAGACTCGAAAGAATATCTTTACGGAGAAAGAATTTGAAGTTGAGTATCGTCCTAAAGGTTATACGGGAGAACCTTTTTTATTGAGAGGTAAGTGGGACGGACTTGACCTTATTAAGAACCTAAATAAGTTAGGTATCTTCTTTCAGGAAAATAAAACCAAGTCAGAAATAGATGACGTACAACTTACTCGTAGTCTTAAGTTTGACTTACAAACGATGTTTTACTTAGTAGCCCTTTATACTTCTAGGGACAAGATAGAAGAGCTTAAGAAACATAAAGAAGTTCCGATAGCGGGAGTACGTTACAACGTTATACGTCGTCCTCTTAGCGGAGGTAAAGGAAGTATTACCCGACATAAAGCTACGAAAAATAAACCGGAAGAAACGCTGGAAAGTTATTTCGGTAGACTAAAGGAAGTTTTCGAAGAGAACGCTAGCACGTTCTTTGCTCGTTATACGGTATTGGTTCAACCTTGGGAAGTAAAACAGTTTCAAGAAGAATTTCTTGATCCAGTATTATTGAATCTTAAGGACGATTATGAGTGGTGGAAATTTTGTTTTAATAAAGACGAACAAGTATACAACTATCAACTTCGTCAAGAACAATTTCCTACTCACTACCGTCGTCACTTTCGTCTTCCTTATGGTATTTGGAACCCTATCGCTGAAGGTTATAGAGCTAGCGTAGACGATTACTTGGACAGCGGTTCTACCGTAGGGCTGCGACGAAGAAAACGAGTATTCCCCGAACTTTCTAAGGACTAATATGCCGGCAATTACTAAAGAGAAAGCCGTAGCTACTAAGAAGCCACCTATTAAAAGCGTAGCTGCTATTAAAGGTAAAGCTCCAGCTAAGCTATCGGGAACTATTTGGGACAGGCTAGTGGACGTTTCTGAAGTAGAGAATTTACTTAAGGTAGCTATTTACGGTAGAAGCGGTAGCGGTAAGACTCGATTTGCTTGTAGCTTTCCTAAACCGCTTTTACTTATTGGAGCGGAAAACGGTACAGCGTCAATTCGTACTGATAAAGGTATTAAGTTCATTAAGCTAGAACAAAGCTCAGACTTAATTGAACTTGAAACTATTTACGATCAATTCAAAACAATCGTCTTAGATACGGGAACTATGCTTCAAGATTTAATATTGAAAGAGATATTAGGATTGTCGGAAATTCCCGTTCAAAAGAGTTGGGGTATAGCTACTCGTGATCAATACTCTCAATGCGGTATTAAAACAAAAGAGTTTCTTCGACGAATGTTAGAAGCTCCTACAAATACCGTTATTATTTCTCAAGAGAAAGAATATGACGTAAAGGACGCTCTACCTGACTTGATTATTCCTTACGTAGGTTCAGCGTTACAACCTTCTACGGCTGCTTGGCTTCATCCGTCTTGTGATTATATTCTTCAAACGTTCGTAAGAGCGAAGACGGTAGAACGTCAAACTAAAATAGCTAATAAAGTTCAAACAACGTTCGAAACGACTACTGACCCCGAATATTGTTTAAGGTTAGCTCCTCACCCCGTCTACTTGAGTAAAATTCGAGTACCACGTGGTAAGGAAATTAACGAGATAATGGTTGACCCTACTTTCGAAAAATTCGAAGAAATCGTGAACTAAGTTTCCGTTAAAATACGGTTTCTGGTTCGTTAATAAATGGTGGTTTGTTTCTTTAGGTAAAGGTTTAGAAAATGGCGAAAGCAAAGTCTTCTCTTCTGGCTGCTCTAGGTTCCGAAGTATTGGAGGCTCACGAAGAGTTTAAGGCAACTCCAGTAAGCTTTAGTGCTGGCGGTGATCCACCTCCTATTGATAACGGAGTAGCGAAGTTAGTTGATATTCGTTTCTCCGAAATCGCAGATGAAAATTCTGAAAACTATGGTAAGCTTCAATTCTACGCTAGCGGAGTTATCGTAGCTCCTGAAGCAGTAGAAGTTAATGGAAGTATGATTCCAGTAGCTGGTCTTCGTACTCGAATTATTGAACCGCTCTACGAAACTCCTGACAAGACTCGTAAATCAATTAAAGACCACTTAGCGAAGGTCTACAACGAGCTTAAAAAGCTAGGGCTTGATACGTCTAATATGACGGTGGAAGAAATCGAGCAAGCTCTTCCGGTTATGGCTGAAGCCGGTATTCACTTCCGCTTCCGAATTTGGAAAGGTAAAAAGCAAACTACCGGACCTTACGCTAATATGGAACCTATCGCAAATCACGAATGGAACGGAGTTGTAGACTTCGAAGAATCTAGTGAAGATGGAGTTGTAGAAGAAGCTCCCGTTAAAGCTCCTTCGAAAGCTCCCGCTCCGAAAACTTCCGCTCCAGCCGCTAAAGCTACTCCCGCTGCTTCTAAGCCAACGGCTAAAGCTTCTCCAGCTCCTAGTGCTCCTACTCCTCCCGCTAAGTCTACGGCACCAGCTAAAGGTAAAGCCACGGCTAAAGCTCCAGCAGTTCCCGATATTGACGTAAAGTCACTTAGCTTGGAAGAGCTTCTACCGTTAGCTATGACGAAGGTAGTTAAGGCTCAAGTCGAAATTACTGAACGAGCGAAGGAGCTAGGGATTGACTCTAACTCCGAAGAGTTTGGGACTTGGGAAGCGGTAGTTGAAGCTATGAACGCGGCTATGAGCGGAGAAGGAACGGAAGAAGAAGGAGTAGCTGCTAGCGATATTGACTGGCAAGCTCAAGGAGAAGCCGCTGATCAAGGTGATCAAGATGCGGTAGACCTTATCAACGCTACGGCTATTGAGTTAGGTCTTAACCCTGACGAAGATTCCGCTTGGAGTGAAACAGCCGCTCGAATTGCGGAACTACAAGGAGCTTCTACGGAAGAAGCAGCTGAGTGGTCTCCAGCCGTAGGAGAGACGTATTTGTATAAAGCTCCTAAAGCCAAGTCAGCGGTTCCTTGCGAAGTTACGGCTGTTTTCGAAGGTAAGAAGACGGTTAACTTGAAAGACGGTAAAAACTCCTACAAGGGAGTTAGTTGGGACGAACTTACTGGAGAGTAGGACTCCGTAAGGTAGTGGTTGGCGTAGTAGCTTAACGGGAGAGCATAGGGGTTATGCCCGATGTATGTAGGTTCGATTCCTACCTACGCTATTGTTAATATGTCCAAGTGGCGGAATGGCAGACGCAAGGGAATTTGGCTCCCTCAACCTAATATTTAAGAGCGGTTTGGCAGACCGTATTACGAATTGAGTAGTAAGCCAACTTAAATAAAAGGTTTGTAGGTTCGACTCCTACCTTGGACGATTTATAAGTGAGAAGCTAGGGTAGTGCCCTAGATGATTTAGAGCGTAGCGGGATAGCTCTAACCAGTAACGGGAAAGTGGTGAGGTTAAAGTACGTAATCAATCTAGCAGTGCGATTACGATGACTACTTAACTAACTAGACCTTTCAGAAACCCGCTCAAATTATTAAGAGGTAAAATATGAGTTCAAATAAAGTAGTGTATCGAATTATTAAGTTTGAAGGTACTCCTGAAAGAGTAGCCGAACAACTGATGAAGTCCGTCCTTGATAATATCGTTTGTGAAATGCCCGGTTTGACTATTAGCGTCAAAGACCGTAATGATGACCCTAATGAACGAGGGTTCTTCGATAGCTGCCGTAGCGTTAACGATATGATTACTAAAGGTCAAGCTTTAGCTTTTGACGAACAAGAATACTTAGAAGAAACTAAGTAACCCGAACTAGCCCAGAGGTGTATTAGAGTAGATGTTGCGCGTGAAAGATTTCCTCTAGTATCGCTGACCACGCTCAGCCTGGGCTTTAACTTTCTCTCCGAATCAGAACTACGTTAGCCGGTAGCTAAGTTAGGCCAGAATACGGTTCAAGCTAGACCAAATGAGGCAAACCTTATAATGTCTGATTCGGAGAGTTTAAGTTACGAAGATTACGACTCTTCTGACCCGATTCATTTTGATCGTTTACATAAAATAAAAGAATGGGTTTACGTTAGCGATACTTGTATGAATTGCGGAGAGTCTTGTGACCGAACGGAAGAAGTTGACGTAGGTTACGGTGGACCGTTTGAATTATGGTGTTATTGTGAAAAAGGTGATACTCAAACGTTTCACCCTAGAGTCCGAATAAAAGGAGTTAAAAGTTGAATATAATAGTAGCTGGTAGCCGAACTTTTACTAACTTTCACTTAGTAGTAGCTACCTGCGATACCATTATACGAGAATGCTACCCTAACCTACCGATTAAAATAATCGAAGGAGGAGCTAAAGGAGCGGACTTACTTGGAAGACGTTATGCTGAGTTTCGAAACTACGAAGTAGAAACGTTTCCAGCTCAATGGAGCGTATACGGTAAAGCCGCTGGCTATAAACGTAACGAACAAATGGCTGAAGTTTCTCAAGCTCTTATAGCCTTTTGGGAAAAAGAGAGTAGAGGAACTAAGCATATGATTGATATTGCGAAACGAAAAGGGTTAAGAGTTTTTGTCTTAAGGATACAAGACGATGGACTACCAAAACTATTCGAATCAAAATGAAGTGCCTCCGCTTCCTCCCTTTTTCGAACGTACTGAAGTACTTTTCCTTTGGGTTATAATAGTTCTTGTTTGGTTTCTTACTTTTGCTAATTAAATCAGGAAAGAGTTCTACGAGATAAAAGGAAGTCGCCACCCTTCCGATAGCAGGCCACGCTATCTCTCGTAGAACTTTTTATAAGGAGCTTAACGTGTCTGACCTAGCTAATATGGATAACTTCCAAGCTTACGTAGACGGAGAAGCCGTAGAGCCAGTTAGCCCAGTTAACGAGGAAGATAGAACCGTAAGACTGACTAGAGTAGAAGAGCTTCCGATTGATAATGATTCAATGAACTTCGAGAATCCCGTTGTAGAGCTTTTCGAAGAGCTTGACGAACGTCTTAGTTGAGACGCTCGAAAGTTTCCTTACTTCCTTTCAGGAGAAAATTATGGCTGGGTTGAAAGTAAAAAGTATTATGACGGAGGTTATGCAGCGTAACGATACAGAGGGGCTAACGTTAAACGCTGCGGCTACTAGTCGTACAGTATCGACTTTCTTTAAGGTTCTTAAAGAGAAAGTAGGTAGCGGAGAAGCTAGTCAAGCGGAAGTTGTCAAGTTTTTGGTTGACGAATTGTTCAAAGAACGTCCAGAGTAACCTTTTCTACGAGCGATTTCTAAAAGCTATCTAAGGTAGACTTACTATAGTAGGTCTACCTTTTTCTATTGGAGTTTTTGAAATGAGTTTTTACGAAGTTTTAGGAGTCTCTTCTACGGCTACTTTAGAAGAAATCAAGAAAGCTTATCGGAAGAAAGCCGTAGAAACTCATCCAGACTCTAATCCTGATAGAGTAGAAGAATTCAATAAAGTTCAAGAAGCTTACGACGTTCTTTCTGACGAAGAGCGTAGAGCGAACTACGACGCTGGAAAGAGTACTACGAAAGCTCTTAGCTTGGATGAGTACGCTATCCGTTGGATATTAACTAATCTTAGAGATTGTTTTAGACAAGGCTATGACTTAAGAGAATCTCTTATAAGAATTGTTCAAACTCAGTCTAAAGCTAAACAAATCTTAGCGGATAAAATGGGAGCTTTAGAAGATTTGAATAAAAGACTTTTATCGAGTATTAAGTCTCTAGCTACGGCTAAAGGTTACGTAAGTAGAGAAATCAAAGATTACGTAGAAGCCGAAATAATTCAAATAGAAGTTCAAAAAGAAGTAATCAATAAAGAAGAAGCTTTATTAGACAAAGTTTCTGAAATGATTAACGATGACGCTAGGTTAAAAAGCTTTTTAAGTTCGGTAAGTTTTTCAAGTACTCCTAACCCTACTTACGGATGGAAGGGAAGTTGGGACGCTAAATTTTCCCGCTCTTTTAACGGAGAATAGAATGCCTAAAATAGATAGAGAGCTTTCTTGTATAGCTTGTATCGGTAGCGGTAAGAATAGTAAGGGTAGTATTTGCCCAATTTGTAACGGAACGGGAAAGCCTAAAAATGCCGAAAATAGATTGGAAGCCAGAAATACTCTTACAACCAAACATACCAAAACCCCTCCATCAAGTAAACCCAAGGTCAATATTAGGAAGTAGTTGGTGGAACAAAACTCGTAAGTTAGCCTACGCTTCTACGGCTTTCCATTGCTTAGCTTGTGGAGTTCATAAAGATAAGGCTACTTATCGTCAATGGTTAGAGGGTCACGAAGTCTACGAGATAGACTACGCTAAAGGAAGATTGACTTACCTTTATACAGCTCCTCTATGTCACTTCTGTCATAACTTTATTCACGACGGAAGACTAGCTAACCTACTCCAACAAGGTAAGATTCATCACCATAAATACGCTGCCATTCTTAAACACGGAGATTTGGTGCTAAAAGCTGCCGGACTTCGAAAGCTCTCTTTAGACGATAGGGAGAGAGAAGGACGACGTAGAGAAGCCGTAGGTGGGTTAGCGGCTTGGGAAGACTGGAGACTAGAACTAAATGGAGTTCTCTATCCTCCTAAGTTTAAGAACTACGAAGAATGGTTAGAATACCATACAGAGACCTATCGGGAACCTAATACTGATTCTTTGAAACGATTTCTAAGGATTGACGAGTAATGCCGGCTATTGATAAATATCTTATTGGTTCTTTAGATACGGAAACGAACGGTAAAGACTTACATCACGGTACGTTACCCTTTTTCGTAACCACTTGCGATAGTAACGGAGAAGTAGAGTATTGGGAATGGGATGTTGACCTATTTACGAGAAAGGTCTACTATAAGCCGGAAGACTTCGAAGCAATCAAAGCTAGAATAAATAGCTTTGATAAAGTCGTATTACAAAATTGTAAGTTTGACGTTAAAGCTCTTAGCGTAATTCCCGGCTTTGACTACGAATGGCCTTGGGATAAAACTGAAGATATTATGTACGCTAGTCATATGCTAGCTAGTAATCAACCTAAAGACTTAACGACAGCCGCTCTAGTTTATTGTAAAGTAAATATTCAACACTTCGAGTTAGCCCTAGAGCAAGCCACTAATAAAGCTAGGTCAATAGCCGATACTATTCCAGGAGTACGTAAAGCCGTAGAAGCTCTTCCTGAGTCTCCTTCGATTAAAGAGAAGCTTTGGAAATCAGATACTTTTATGCCTAGAGCGTTGATAAAATACGCTCTTACCACGTTTAATTTTGACCTTATTCCTAGTGAACCTCAACTACCTACCGTAGTTACAAAAGATAAGCCTCACGACGTTTACATTGGGAGAGGAAGTAAGTGGGGTAATCCTTTTGAAATTAACTCTAGTAGAGATAGAGTTAAAGCTATTAGAGAGTACATAGATTACATTTGGAATAATGAAGAGCTTCTTAGCTCTCTTCCTGAGCTATATGGTAAACGTTTAGGTTGTTATTGTAAGCCTAAACTTTGTCACGGAGACGTGTTAAGACTACTATGTCACTCATGGTTAACCGTGCTTAAAAACTACGCTAATGCCGATAGTGAAGTTACCCTTCCTATCTGGAAAGCTCAACAACGAATTATAGAGAAACGAAACTTAGGGAAGATATGGAAAGAAAGTTGTAAGCTTCCTAGAGTTATCTACGACGTTGAAGAAGTAGGTATCAGCGTTAACGGTAAACGTTTAGAAGAAATGGAGGAACGTTATACCAAAGAGAAAGCGGAAGCTGATCAATATTGTTTACAAGTAGCTGATTGTTTTAATTACAAACTAGAGCTACCTGACGGAAGCAATAATAACTCTCTCCTATATTTTGTTTACGGCTACTACGAACTTACCTGTCCTAATTGTAAGTCAGTCGAAAAGAATATAATAGACAAACCAACTATCTGTAAAAAGTGTAAGCGTAAAGATTTAGACGTTGAAATGATTTCTAAGAGAGTTAACTGTCTTAACTTACCTCCCGTTAAGCTCTCTAAAAAGACAGGCGTACCTTCGTTAGATAAAGTAGCTATTGAAGAATATGAAGCTACTCTTCCTGAATTAAGTATCGCTAAAGGATTTCTAAGAAATCTAAGTGATGCTAGAAAGAGAGGAACGGCTTTAGCTTATATGAAAAGCTATAAGAAGTTTTGGAAGCCTATTGAAGGAGTAGAGGACTGGTATAAGTTACACCCTTCTCTTAACCCAGTAGACACTACCACTCTACGTTTCTCTTCTAACAACCCTAACGAGCAAAATATAAGTAAGAAAGAAGGTTTTAACCTTCGCTACGCTTTTGGACCTGCTCCTGGTAGAGAGTGGTGGAGTTTGGACGCTAAGAATATTGAACTACGGCTACCGGCTTACGAAGCAGGAGAGACTGAAATGATAAATCTCTTCGAACGTCCTAATGATCCTCCTTACTACGGTAGTAATCACCTTCTAGTCTTCGATACGCTACATCCAGAGAAGTTCGCTCAGTACGGGAAGAAGGTTAAAGACGTTTTTGAATCGACTTGGTATCAATGGACTAAGAACGGTAACTTTGCGGTACAATACGGTAGCGTAGAACAAAGTGGAACGGCTGATAAAGCTTATCACGTTCCTGGTGCGTTTAAGCGGGTCAAATCTCGTTTCCAAGCTATACACGGGCCAGGAGGTCTAAACGCTGCCTGTATCGAATTTGCTAACCGTAATGGTTACGTAGAAACGATTCCCGATAAGACGGTTGACCCAGAGCGTGGCTACCCTCTTATGTGCGCTAGAACGTCTTACGGTAAGGTACTTGAAACGGTTCCTCTTAACTATCATATTCAGGGAACGGCTATGTGGTGGATGAGGAAAGCGATGAGACGTTGTTGGGAGTATCTTCGAGAACTTAACAAGAAAGTTTTTGGAGGATACTTTATGATAATTCAAGTCCACGATGAACTGGTATTCGACTTTCCCGCTCCTAAAGGAAAGTTCTATAGTGAAGGTAAACCCGCTCCCTGGCTCTATAATATAAAGTACATCAGAGAGATTCAGCGACTAATGGAACTGGGTGGTAATGATATTGGTATACCTACTCCTGTAAGCGTAGAGTACCATTCAGAAACTTGGGCTGAGGGAGTAACGTTATGAGTAAGTTAGAAAATCTTAAAAAGAATGATTGGATCATTATTACGGAAGTAATTCCAGTAGAGTTTCCTTCTGCTATTCCTGGTATAGATAGTCAAAAAATTCTTCCTTACTCTTGTAACGGTATACCTCTTAAAATTGTAGCTATCAATGCTCCTTGGATTGTAGTAGACGATACGAGATTCAAAGGAACTATTGATAGCAGATATATTACCTGGACTAAAGCTAACAACGAGTATCGAAAAGCCTTAGAAGATTTTAAGACTCAAAACGAGTCTGAAAATTATAAGAACCTTTGGTACGCTAAAGAAGTAAAAGTTGAAGAAACTAAACCTAATTACAAAGCTTGCCCTAATTGCGGAGAAGCTTTAGTTACTCGAAAAGGTCCAAAATCAACTTGGTTAATGATTTGCGATAATTGTAAATTCAAAGGAGAACTTCAAGATGTTTAATGACGACACTTTACACCTAGAAACGGTTAAACGATTACCCGTCTTAGAACGTTATAAGCACTGGGTATTAGAACGGGAGAAGATACGCTTAAGGAAAGAAGCCGAAGAACCTAAACCTTGGACTAGTGACCCTATTCTAAGAGACTACCGATTTTGTAACGTTCGTCGAATGGACGATAAAGTAAGTAAGTGGCTTTATGATAATTGGTATCTTCCTTTCAAAGATCATAAGCATATGTTGATGGCCGTAGCGTTAGCTAGGTTTATTAACAAACCTTCTTCTCTTGAACGAATAACTCCTGAAGTATTTACTGACCGAGCTAAAATCAATTTAGATAACGTTATCAGAATACTTCGAAAACATAGAGATAGCGGTAACGTTATCTTCAACGGAGCTTATATGGTTAGAGGTAACGACGGTATCGACAAGATTGAGTGCGTTACTAAGTGGTACGTAGCTCCGCTAGAGAAAGTAGAACTTAATACAGATAGTATGCAAGCTAGTCACGCTTCTATCCAAGCTAGTTACGGTATGGGCTCTTTTATGGCTGGTCAAATAGTCGCTGACCTACGTTGGGCTTTAACAGGTACTTGGAAGGATAAAATGATTTGGGCTCCTATGGGACCGGGTTCTCAACGAGGCATTAACCGCTTCTTTGGAAGAGAACCTAAAGCTCCTATGGGTAAACCTTTCTTTGATATGGGAATAATAGCCGCTAGAAGAGCTTGCTTAGAATCGTTAGAGCTTAAAAAGATTTCAGCTAGACTTGAAGCTCACGATTATCAAAATACATTTTGCGAGTGGGATAAATACGAAAGAACTCTTTGGGGAGAAGGTAAGCCTAAGCAGAAATACGTAGGACGTTAGAGCGTATAATAGGGATTTACGGAGGAGTCCCTATGATATCTTTTGAAAAATTTCCTAAGTTAACTGAAGCTCTTAAAGCCATCTGCTTAGATAGTGGTAGCGGAAAATTTTGCGAACCTTTTTCTAACGAACTTTATCAAGAAGGTGGAGCTTACGGAAAGCCTAGCGAAGAAGACTTACTAGAGCTTTATGAGAGTTTTGAGAAAGCCCTAGCTCCGCTTTCCTCTCAGGAAATAGAGGTATTGGCTATAGGCTTTGACCATGAAGTGGAAGCTCTAGTTAAGACTTATCAACTAGAGTCTCTTAACGACTTTCTTAATAGATATTTTGAAGAAGACATAACATGAATATTATTCAAGTAAGAGGTACTAGTGGAAGCGGTAAGACTTGGGTGGCTAAAAGCCTAATCAATCGTATACAAGAGAAGAAAATCGAACTTATTCCTGTATACGTAGAGAAACGAAAGAAGCCGCTTTTCTATAAAGCTAAGCTTCATAAGTACTCCGAAGATTACTTAGCGATACTAGGCCACTACGAGAGTAATTGCGGTGGTTGCGATAATATAGGTTCAGCGGCTAAAGTCTACGAACTTATAGACGACATGCGTTGCGGTTCTTTAGCGTCCCATAATATTGGTAGTGTCTTTTGTGAAGGACTTTTATTGTCCGAAGACACTAAATGGACTAAAGAGCTAGCGGAGAAAGCGGATGTAAGTTTTCAACTACTATTTCTTTCTACCGATATTGAAACTTGTGTTAAGCAAATTAAGCAACGTAGAGAGTTAGTAGGTAACGACAAAGAGCTTAACGAAGATAATACTCGAAATCGAGTAAAGGTTATTGATAGAGCTTTTAACAAGTTAATGAGTGACCCTAATTTAGTAGGTTGTCTTAACAAAAGCTCTTCGGTTGGCGTAAGAAACTTGGTTTACTATTACTTAGGATTACTTTAATGGATCAAGAACAATCGTGGCTTTCTAGCGAACTAGGAAACGATTCTAACCCTGTCGTAGATAACTACGAGTACTTTATGCGTCCAGAACCTAGAGAGAATCTAGGACCAATTACGGTGGAGTACGACGAATTACTAGGGATGGAAATTAAAACAAGAGAAATTAAGATTGGAATGGTTCGTAACGCTAAAGATGAAGACCGAAAGACGGTTAAAGCGTACTTAGAACCTTACCCTCATTTACGCATTGATAAGGCTAAACCGCTGCAAGGTTGGTATAAGAACCTATTTGAACCTAAAGGTACTCGTAACCGTCCTTGCTTTACAGAAGCGGTACTAACGGAACCTTACGGTGGTTATTGTAATGTAGGTTGCGCATTTTGCTACGTAAACGCAGGCTTTAGAGGATACCGTGGAACGGGTTTGATTACGGTTCCAATCAACTACGGAGAGCAAATACGAGTTCAGCTAAGTAAGATGAAACGTTCCGCTGCCGGCTACTTCTCTTCCTTTACTGATCCTTTCTTACCTCTTGAAGACCTATATCATAATACTCAACGAGCAGCGGAAGAGTTTGTAAAGCTAGGCTTACCTATTTTCTTTCTAAGTCGTCTTCGCTACCCTGGTTGGGCTATTGAGTTACTTAAAAAGAATAAGTACAGCTACGCTCAAAAGTCTATCAATACTCCTAGCCCAGAAGATTGGCGGCTACTCTCTCCAGGAGCTTTACCTTTAGAGGATCACTTAGAAGACATCGCTAGACTTCGTAAAGCAGGTATTTACGTAAGTATTCAATGCAACCCTATCGTTCCAGGCGTAGTAACTCATTCAGACGTAATTAAGCTATTTGAGAAGCTTTCGAAAGCTGGGGCTAACCATGTCATAGTTAAGTTCGTAGAAGCCGGTTATAGCTGGGC